AAAGATCGGCTACCGGATAGCCCTAGCATACCCAATAGGAGAGGCATCAGTGTGCCTGCGTCTGCCTGTGGTATCACTAAGCCAAACCCTGCCGCGATGGGTGACACTAGGAAGTTTACAGCCATACCCAGTACAGCCACATAGCCGCATAGGGGTCGCCATGATGACTGAAACCAACTTCCTCTAGCGTCTGCTTTTAGTATTTCTATCTGAGCCAATGCGTTGGCATCAGCCATCGTCGCTATTTCATGGCTCAAGCGATTACGCTCGTCAACATCCGGTATGACTTTCTCAAGGATGCCTGCAATAGGCTTTAGGAAATGCTCTAACATTTTAGTACACCTTTGTAGTTTCTGGATCAACGTATTTTGGAGCGCAGTAAGCCTTCAGTGGCAGTTGGTACAAGATGGTTTTCAGCTTTTCTGGATAATGCTTTTGCTCTGGAAGTCTGTTTTGTAAAGCAATCGATCTTGCAAAAAAAACACATTCTTTTATGTTTCTCCAAGCACCGAACTCTTCTTTGACCTCTTCGCCTTCGACGTTAGTAATTACTATAAGTACAAAAACTAATACGTTCATCTCAAAACCTTTGTCTCTTTTTCTACCCACGCTAACTTACAGATACACTGCGTGGGCTGATAGTTACGCTGTGCTTTAGAAAGCTGTTGGCACATGTATCTACAGGCTTGGAGGTTTTTGTAGTACACAGTCTTACTTTCATCAACACTGCCGTTAAGAAAAAACAATAGCGCAAACGCCATCTTCATTCTATTTAGCCAACAGAGCTTGGACTAGCGCCTGTATCTGCTCGTTGGTCTGCTCTTGTATTTTCTCTTGTCTCGCTAGAGATTCAACAATTGCCTCAACTTTAGTCTCTGTGACGGCTTGGCTCTGTCCGTTCTTCTGGGCAGCTTTAGCCGTTTCTTTGACGATGACTTCTATACGTTTAACGTCTGCTGTGGTGGCTTCGGCATTAGCTTGTGCCGCACCGTAACTTATCGCCCCAACAAACAGAGAAACCACCAATGGTAACGCCCACGTAGGGATTGAAATGGTGTTGTCTGACATGAGTTTTTCCTCTTTTAAAAATTAGTAGCACCAAAGGACGCTTTTGTCATCGCGAATATCGACATGCACAAACGCCTTTGCTACCCCAATACCATTGAAGCCCAAGGCAGTAGCATGACGGACTAGTTGCATTCGCTGACGGCCTCCATTGACATAGATGTCTGCGGCTATGCCTTGGGCATGTGTACCTACTTTGTCTTTGCGCTTCTCGATACTGTGGTCGGGCGATCTGTAACCACTGGTGATATGAAAAGGGAAGCCGCAAGCTCCCCTGAGTAAATCTAGCTTTCTAATGAAGCCTTGTGACATCTCGTTCTCACCAGTTTCTTGGCAGTCAAAGTCTTCTATCTTAAAGTATTTAAATGTGTCCTCTTTCAATGAGTTTTCTCCTTTTTACTTTATAAAAACAGCACAACTACCAAGCACACTGAAGAAGACTATGACGAATAGAAGGTCTAACCATTCGTCTTTACTTTTGAAATCCATGTTTTAGTACCATTTAGCGAATGCTATTGCAGTTAATATGAAGGGGTATATCGCTAAGACCATCCGCTCAAGCCTGTCGAATTTCTTCGAGCCAGACTCAAGTTGTCTCTGGATGCCCTCGTAACGCACTAGACACTCTTTTTCGTGAGCGTCTATGCGTGTTAGAGTTTCTTTCACTGTTGCCACTTGTTATCCCCCTAGGACAGGCCGTGTAGCAGGAAAGTCTTCAGTAGAAGGCCAGTTCCGTAGTGCTGTACGGTAGACTAAGATAGCCTCTGCATTAGGGTAGTCAGAAACGGTAGCGGCTATGTCAGTGCGCGTTAGTTCTGCGTCACGCCATGTACGCGCTTTCTGTTCTGGTGTTATTAAATCTTCTTCGTATATTAAAGCCATTATTTTACCCTCACGTAGTTTTGTCCTTCACCGACTTGACCAACACCGCTATAACCGTATGTATAATTATCTATGCCAATTGCAGGCTCTATTTTTATAACTAAATCAGTACTAGGGTCAGCTATTCTAAAATTAGTGCCATCCCATGCGAGTGTTCCGTTATAGCCTCCTTCTCCACTAGGTATGCTGTACGCTACGCCAATATAATTACCTGCGCTGTCCCATTTAGCTACGCTCCAAGTGCTATATCCGCGATATACATAAATGTGTGTACCGTCAGAGGTTATACCGTCAACATAACCAGTTTGCCCACCTGAACCAAAGGCTACACTTGTATAAACCCACGACGAGCTATATTTAAATACTGTGCGCGAGTAAGTCAGCACGTAGAAATGCGTTCCATCCCACGCAATACCCTTTATGCCGTCAGTATTAAGTTGAGCCGCCAAGTCGATAGTTGAGCCTATTAAATTAAACGACGTATCGTATTGACGGACATCTTGATAGTTATCTCCTATCCAAAAACTTGTGCCATCCCACTCAATTGCATAAGGAGTACTAGTACCGGTCGTGTCATAGACAGCAACATATACGCCTGCGTTTGTATATTTGTATACCTTGTCCTCGTTTTGATTAACAAGGTAAAGATGTGTGCCATCAGAACACATCCCGTTAACGTAAGTAGTCTGAGTCGCAAAACTAAAATTATTTCCTGCGTAAATATCCGTAGTACTAGCGTCAGGGTAAAGAGTCAAATCTGTCTCATACACCCCACCTTTTAAGTACACTCTATCGTCAGCCGTTGTAAGGACATCAACGGTATCTTTTAAAAATATTACCTCGTTAATTATTGAGGCTGTATCACCTTTAGAACTGAAAAAATCAGTTAAATTCGCCATTTGTTGTTTACTCCAAAAAAATTAGTTGTTGGTAATGTCGTTGTTTAATGAATGCGCCATCCTGCGGCATCTGAGTGATACTGAAACCGCACAGTGACGTTAAGTTTGTCTAGTACCAGTGTAGTATTTGCGGCTAAACCTTGAATCTTCTGACCAGTAGCAGGAGCTACGACAGTGTTAATAAAGTTACCCACAGTAATAAACACTTTAGAGCCACCGGCTGTACCAGTGGGTAGCGTCATCGTTTTTGCAGCAGCGGTCACAAGTACATGCTCGTTGTTTAAAAGCGTCTTATTTACGGCTGTCGTAGTGCCGGTCGGATATGCAACAGCATTGACAGCGGCAAGCTGAGTAGTACCGGCAGTGTTGACGTTGCCAACCTGTGTAGTGCCTTGTGTCGTTACAAGACCTACTTGTGTATCACCAGTGTTGATGATATCTGTCACAGTAGCTGTGACGTTTAGTGCCTCAAGTGTTTTACCAAGATAAACAAGGTCTTTGGGGTCTGATGTCGAGGCCGCCAAAGACTGTGCTTTGGTGTCGATAGCCGTTATCAGGGTGTTAAAGTTACTATTTTGTACTGCCATACGGCTATACTCCTAGGTTTAGTAAAGTTTCATCTTCAAGGTCGGTGATTTTTGCCGCAAGAGCGGGTGAGAGTGTTGCAGTTGTCACACTGCCTGTCGGTATCGTAGTACTACTAGAAATTGCAAAATTAGGATAAGTACCAGTGACTGTCGTTGTACCTCCCCCTGTTAGTACAACTGTTTGGTCGGGCGATGTGTTAGTGAACTCAGTACCTATTAACGATAGGCCAGTACCTCCTGTGTATGTCGTGTTTGTACTACCAATCGTAAAGTTTGGGTAAGTACCAGAAACACTCGCAGCACCAGAGCCTGTTATTACAACTGTTTGGTCAGCTTGAGAGGCTGTTGCATAGGCACTAGCATCTGTAGTCGCTGCCGTACCAAGCCCCAAGCTCGCTCTTGCGGTCGTTACATTAGCCAAGTCATTAAGATTATTTGCTGCGATCAATGCACCGGATAATGAGGCATACGCATTTAGCCAAGCAGTGCCGTCCCAGACTTTCATTGAATCCCCAACATCATCGTAGTACAGCGAACCTTCGACCAGTGATCCACCGCTATTATTTGCAGTGGGTACTGAAGACTTAGCTCCAAGATAAATGTTGTCAAAACCTGCGATATTCGCAATCACAGTGTCACGCGCTGACTCTGCCGCTGTTCGTGAGGTTGACGCAGTTGACGCACTAGCTGTCGCGCTATTCTGTGACGCTAATGCTTCAGCCGCTTTTGTAGCCGCTGTAGAAGCACTGTTTGCACTGGCTGCTACAGAGCCTGCACTAGCAGTCGCTGAGTTAGCTGAAGCTGTCGCTGAGTTCGCTGAAGCTGCGGCACTACTAGCACTATTGGTCTCAGCAGTCTCTGCATTAGTCTCAGCAGTTTCCGCAGCAGCTTGGGCTGCAACCGCAGCATCTTTGGCAACTACGGATGCATTTTTAGCAACTACGGATGCATCTTTAGCGACCACACTGGCTGCTCTTGCAGTTTCACTATCGGCTGCTTTAGTTGTCGCTGTAGAGGCTGAACTAGATGCACTTGAAGCTGAAGACGCTGAGTTAGACTCAGAAGTTGAGGCTTCGGAGGCTTTAGTTGTCGCAGTGGCTGCACTAGCAACACTAGTAACTTTTGAGGCTTCACTAGCAGTCGCACTAGCGGCTGCGGCATTCTTAGAGACTAAGGCTGCTGCCTCTGCGGTTTCTAAATTTGTTTCCGCAGTTTCTGCCGCAGTTTTGGCGGCAACTGAGGCTACTCTGGAGGCTTCACTTGCGGTTGCGCTTGTCGCGGCAGTACTTTCTGAAGTTGCTGAGTTAGTCGCTGATGTCGCGGCTTCTGAGGCTTTTGTTGCAGCAGTCACGCTACTTGCTAAACTATTGACTGCACTATTAGCCGCAGCGTCTTGGGAGGCTTGAGCCGCTGTCTGTGACGCTGTTATGTCTGACTGTGCATTTACAGCGATTACTTTAGCCGCTTCTGAAGCTAAACGTGAAACTTCACTAGCTGCTGCTGAAGCTGTATTTGCCGCAGTATCTTGCGTAGCCGCTGATGCACTTGCTGCTGCCGCTGTGGCTGAAGTAGCTGCCTCTGTGGCTGAAGTTGCTGCATCTGAGACAGAGTTTTCTATTGCATTAGTAGCGGTGGGGGTGACCCCAGTACCACTGAAGAATGATGATTTTGCCATTTGTTAGTTATCCACTAGAGTCGGTAAGAAGGACGAATACTCTGGATAGAGCCAGTGAGTTCCTGATCATTCGCTTGCTCTTGTATTTCAGACATGAACGTCATGTACTTATTGTCAAAAACGCTAGAACGCTCATCTAAGTAGTAATCACTGGCGTAAGTGAGTGCCGCATACATAATTAAATCTGGGGCTATCTGAGCTAAGAGATTTTCTTCTGAGTCTGAAGTCATCTCGTCGAAAGACGCATAGTAATTTAATACTAAGCTACCACTTGACGGCTGTGGGTATAAAAGGAAACTGCCACCTTCTCTTGTAAAATACTGAGGACTACCAGTTTCGTTGCCTTGGGAAAGCTCTTGCATCTCGCGCATCGGTAGGCGCGTCAAATCGCTGCTACCGTAGTAGATGTCTATCGCCTCCATAAAGTTACTTGGGAGAGCCACTTTAGTCGCTTGCGATGAAAAGTTATAAGTATGCTGAGTCTCCATTGACGGAACTCTCAGTGAGCGTTGGATACGTCCAATACCTTGATCAATGAAGGTATCAGCCAATGCATTGGTTATGTCTGAGCGATTCAATAACGCTTTGAAGTGAGTTCTGATACTTCCATAGTTCATGTTTTATACCTGTTTTTTCGTTGTGATAAAGGCATTGAGGTCTTGTTGCTTAAGGCGCATTAAGATGGCCTTTGGAGTCTCATTCATCATGTCGAATCCTTCGCGTAGCCACTGCTCATGTACCTGTACTGGGACTGAGGCAACTCGCATAAACTCACCTTCCTTTTGATTAAGGGAGTTCTCTCGTTGGTATCGGATATCGTCTATAAATGACTGAGGTATGTGCTGTGAGTGTTGGATAGTGAAATTGTTTTCGTCGTTATCCATCAGCACTCTATTTTGTATATCGTGGAATTTAGTATCTTTTTCAATATTTGACATTAGCTGCTCCTTAAAAAATAAAAAGGGGGTGAAGCCAAAGATAAGTTAAGGAGAGCAAAACCCTTATCTCTAGCAACACCCCCTAGTTTCTAACTAGGACTTATGGAAGCCCTATTGGACTCAAGAAAGTCCAGTGATCATGCCGCTATCTGAAAACTGAGAATGCTTTACAGATACTTCACCGATGACCATGTGCTTATCACTATCACCTGTCTTGGCTAATAGAGTACGAGTAAACGGACGTAGTACAGCTTGCTTAAACATGGATGGATCGATGAGGTAAGCATTGGTTGCTAGACACTCACGATTTAGGATAACTTTGTACGTACCAAAACTTGTTACTAGTACGTCGATTGCGTTGACCAAAGTCTTCGCATCAGCTAAGTCACGCTGACGGTTAGAACTAGAGGCGAATCCTGCAATGATCGTAGAGTCGGCAGGCTTGATCATCAGTACTGAAGGATCAGAGCCGTTGGTGTAGCAAGTCTGACCTAACTCTAGCAATTTGGCTTCGGTAAGGGCATCTGTGCTGTTACTTCCGGCATCTACAGTAGTAGAAATCTGCTGATCAATAGAGGCCATCTTACGAGCCGCTGAAGCCGAACCAGTTACTGCTGCTTGTGAGACACCGACCATAGACTTTTCTACGTCGAGCTTGACGGTTTTTAAAACTTTTGCCAAATTATAAGCTGTTTGTTTAGCTCTACCGTGGGTTTTTACAGCATCAGAAGTAGCAGATACTTGAAAAGCCTCACCGATAATCTGGGTAGTATTAGAGCGAGTAGTAGGTTGCCCAACTGCTGTCATGGAGCTGTCTGCCCCTTCTACTAATCCTGCGGCCGAGCTATTTCTCAAACTATCTTCGAGCCACTCAAAAGTACGTGAGTGTACTTTCTCGCTTTTGATCATAGATTGGAATGGGGTAGCGGATGGGCTAATGTTGGCGATAGTTGCAGATACATCTTCGGCAATACCAACCATGGCATACGAGACTAAGGTAGTCATAACTTATTGTTTCCTATAGAGTTTTTATTTAAAAGGGGGTTATCCAACATCCCAGTTAGCCATCAATGCATCTGCAATGTCATCAATGTCATTACCTCCACTTGGACTATTCCGTAGGCGATCTTGCGCTGCTCTCTGCTTGCTGACTCGTTGATCATTTTCAGAGGGCGGTGCTTTCTTGCTTCGGAGTATCTTGGTGGGTGCTTTAGCTTTCTTCGTTTTGGCTACTTTCTTAGACTTGTCAAACATCATTGCCTTGTGTAAAAGCATAATCACATTAGGATCGGTGTATGTATTGACAGCTTCAGCAGGCAAGCCGCTACTGATGGCGTGTTCTCGAATGTCATTGTATAAATCAGTATTCCATTCGGGTAACTTTTCTTTGAGAACTTCAATGCAGTGTTTGGCACTTTCTTGCTGTTGTACGGCCTGTTTCTGCTGTAGTTCGCCATAGAAACCATTCGCTTCCTCTTGGAGGAACTTAAGATCGCTTTCTGCTGCTTTTGCTTCAGCACGTAAAGCCGCAAAGTCATCGGGGTTCATTTGCCGCGAGGCAACTAACATATCGACTTCTTCATAGGGCTTGTAACGGTCTTGGGCGCGAGTCAGCATAGCTTGTAGTGACGCATCTGCACGTTGCAGGGCTTCATTAGCTTCTTTTTTCTGGTTTGCTGTTTCTTGAGACTTACGAGTGAGGGATGCTTCTTGGCCGTAGAGCCGCTTAAGTTCCTTCAAAGATGCCTGCTTGGTTTCTCCGTCAACTGTGAGTTCGACAATAGTGTCATCGGATAGATTTAACTCTTCTACCTCCTCCTCAGTCTCCTCAGATTCCTCGTCTACAGGGTCTTCGTCAGATTCAACGTCTTCTTCGGTTTCTCCATCATCCTCAATTTCACCAGAGTCTTCTACTTGAGTCTCGTCAGTAGTTTCCTCTGTTGCCTCTAGATTACCTTCTATAGATAGCTGATCTTCTTCAGCGTCTTTCCAGTTGTCTAAAATGGCATCTGCCGCCCCATCTAAATCAAGGGCGGTAGTACCTGAGTCAAAAGTGTCTTGCACGTTATCGTTAGACATAGTGCTTACTCCTCTTCAGTTGTTACTTCAGTTTCTGAATTTTTAGCTTCAATCTGCTCACGCACTGAGACTTGTTGTCGCAAAGTGCTAATGATTTCGACTAATGCTCTGTATTGGATATGGGCGGCATGGCGCTTGGCTTCTTCATCAGGTTCTGACGATAGAAATACCTGTATTACAGCATCCACCATCGTGTTCATTACTCTGTTGAAAGCCTCCGCAGACAGCAAGGTTTCTGCGTCCGTTCCAAGGGCTATTAGTTGCTCTTCGTTCATATTTTATGCTCTCCTTAAGGGCATGGGGTTGGTGAATGGGTTATCCATTCGGGCTTGCGATAGCCGTGATCTCATCTGCCTGTTGAGCAAGCACAAGTTCTGCGGTATCTATTACTTTCTTATGGTTAAGTTGAGCTTCTTTGAGATCAACATTGTCAGACTGAATAGCAAAGTTGTTCTCTGCTTTCATTTTCTCTAGCTCCAACTTCATCTGAGCATTCTGCACATCCATCTTGGCTTTCATCTCGCCTAATGCAGTTTGACGCTCTTGTACTTCTAGCTGTTTCTTCATCATTTCTAGCTGAAGCTCTTGAGCAGGATCAGGTTTCTCCTCTGGTAGTTGGTCTGGGCTAGTCAAGTACTCAGCAACATTCTTAATTCCAGATAGCTCCATTACTTTGGAGATCAACTGAAATTGATTCTGAGGTGTGTACATCTTTTGTAGTGCAGGGTCAGCTTGGAAAGTTTGGTGCATACCAATGTACTTCTGAGCTTCACGATCTTGCTCACCGTAGCCTAGAGAAAGCTCTACAGTTACATCACGCTTGTCAGCCCAATCACTTGGGTTTATCTCAATGTACTCACCCCCGATCTCTACGATCTTCTCTTGGCTTTCATTCTCAATACATAGCTGATAGATAGCTTGGTATAGAGGCTTCAAGAATTGAGTCGCAAAGTTACGCGCAATGATCTTCTGACGCTGTTGGGACATGGTGGCTAACTGCTCAACCATAGCAGCCGAATTTTGCTTAGAGATAGCATCTTTGTTTAAGCCTTGGCTTAGACTGCTGATCCCACTTGTCTCTTCTTTGTCTTCTTGGAGTGTCGCTAGAAGTTGGAAGGTAAAGGGGTTCAAAGGTGCTTGCATCATTGGCGCAATAGCATCAGGACGAGTGACGTTTACTAAGCCACCTACCCTGTTGTCGATCAGTTCTTTAGGATTACTTAGACCACCTTTGAGTACGGTGTACCTAGGGTTATTAGTAACCATAGCGTGATCTAGAATAGACCGCGTGAGTACTGTCCTTGCGTTCTGGGTAGCTACTAGCTTGTCAGCAAAGTTGTTACCGTAGAAGGCGTGAGGAATCGGCAGTGGAACAAACGTAACAAATGGTTTTCTATTAACCTTCTCTTTATCGAGAAGCACGTTACCGGCTTTTATTATCTTATAGAGTTCTGCAACTCCCGATCCCTCACAATCCATTTCCATGTAGACTTCATAGACCATTACTTCTCTTACTTGGTCTTGGTAGCCGTGGGCATTAAAGCCCCTGTCGTTACTGATAGAATCATGGCGCGACAGCACTTCTAAGTCTGTTCCCATAGTGACATCACTATGATCACCGATCTTATTTATTAGTTTCTCTGAGTAACCATCTAGGCGTAGTTCAGAGAGAGTCTTTTTAGTCCGATGGGCGCAAAACAATGCACTCTCTACAGACTTTGGCTGTGATTCGATTAAGAACTCTTCTGGCGCAATGTTCTCTATGATTACTTGGCTTGTATCTCTAGTAACCAGAATTTCTCCTGAAAGCAGACCTAGCTCATCTTCCTCATGCTCACCAAGCTCAACATCGTCTTGGGAGAGGATTACGTCTAGCTCATTCTCAGTGATATTCTCAAAGTACTCTGAAGTAGTCTCAGTCTGCTCTTGCCAGAAGACTTTGGCGATTCCTGCTCTTGCCATTAAGCCGTCATGGATAACTGAGGACATAATGGTGTACAGATCGTTTTGCCTATGGGCTACATAATCTGTGTACGCAGAACAAACCGCAGCCATCTTCACATCTTCTGCACCTTGGGGTGAGAAGTGGACAATCTTGTTGCCGCTAGAGAATGTTTCGAGTAAAGCAGCGGTCATTGCAGAAACTGCATCATATACATCTAGAGATACATACTTGGAGTTACCATCGTGAATTGGCTTTGGCTTTGCGCCAGTGTAATACTCCATTACATTGGATCGCTCACGGCTGAGTTCGCTATCGTGGTATCCGACAGATCGTCCAACATTGTCATCTACTAAAGCGACTATCTCTGTGTCAGAGAGTTTCTTGTAGTCTTTTTTCTTTGCCATAATTAAACCATCTCAATATAGAATGAGTCTGTGGATTCAACTGGAGTCCAAGCACCAGTGTGTACATGATTCGCTAACGCTAATGCCATGACACAATCGTCATAACACCCTGCTTCTGCCTGCATTGCGCCACTTTCAGTGACAATATAGGTAAGCATTTCGCGGAGCGTGACCTTACAATTAAGCTCCAACGTCTCCTCGCGCATGGCGGCTCTGAGTTGGTCGATAATCAAGGGTTTTGTTTTAGAAGTTGTTGTGAAACCTAGCTTTGTTGTCTCACGGTCTGTGAGCTTATCCATCTGAGTTTCAGTGTAGAAGTTAGGGTAAGCCATATCCTTACCTAACCTAGTACAGGTCAGGATGCCGTGAGAGTTGTTCTCTACACAGATAAAGGCTTCGTTGTAGTACTCACCCAAGGCATGCAGTATCTCTGCATAATAATCAGGGTGTACATGGCCTCGCCAAGTGGCTACTTGTCGTTTCTTGGAGTCCAAGACCTGTGCTACAGAATAGTCACCGCCTCTAACGCCCATAGCGACATCAGCACCGATAACGTACTGTTCGCCCTCTACGTGTTTACGGTAAGTACTTAATTCACCACGCGCATTGTTAGCCCACTCTCCACCTTCCAGAGCTAGTCGCTCTTTTAGGTCTATAGTTTTATCTAAGGACTTCACAATTTGATCAGGGTTAAATACAGGCCGTCCAGTAGTCAAAAAGGCTTCATCTGGCTCACTAGGGTACTCTTGTCTAAAGAGGTCAAGGCCGTTCTGGGCAATCTTCCTGCGCCTGAACATTAGCTGCCCATCATCTAGATCATAGAGGTCAACTAAGTCTTCTTCGTCAGGAGTCCTCTCAAAGTTCTCAGGGACTGTTTCACGATACTCAATATCAGTAAACCAAGGTATAAACACAGGAACATAGCCGTTACTACCATCGACAGCACCGCGCCAAAGATCAGCAAAAATACCTGTAGCACCATTAGCGGTAGACTCCACGAAAATCGCAGTGCCAGAATGATTAGGTACGGCCTGAGTAAGACCATTCCAATTATCCAATGCAGTGCTTTTCTGCCAAAAGGCCAACTCTGAAGCATGTACATGAGTGAGCGTTTCGCCTCGTCCGATAGAATCACCGCCTGCTGTCGCAACCACATAACTGCTATCAAGGACATCAAAGTTCATCTCCCTTCTAGAGCTATATTTAGTGTGTGGTTTTAAGATATCAGGGCAATGCTCATGGAATCTCTTAGTCATATCAAACAGAGCGCGAGTAGAGTCAGCATGGTGTGTGATTACCATTGCCTTACAGGCTTGCTTCTGGCTCACAGAGTAATACAGGTAGCCGCCAGTGTAGGTGGACAAACCTTGCTGTCTTGCCTTGAGAATAATGACTCTGACTTTACCTTCGGTGGCTATCTGGTTTTTTACTGCTGTGTCTAGAATTTGCTGTGCTGAATTTAACTTTAGAGGGGATATCTTGCCTGCTTTTGTCCGTATCTTTAGTGCGGCATTAGAGTAAAAGCTGAAATCAGTCAGCAGCCTCTTGCGTATCTGTGCTAGTTTCTTGTGCATCGGGTTGCTCATCCTCTTGCAATAGTGAAGCAAGGAAATCTTCTGCTCTAGAAATAGAGACATCAGACTTACTTACTGGCTTTGACTTGGTGAAGTCCAGTACTAGACGAGCCGCTGCTAGTCGCTCTCTGGTTTCACCTACAAGGCGCATGACTTCGACAGCCGTAGTTAGGGCTTCTTTTTGGTACTCATCTTCAATGTTGTATTCTTTGCTCATAATTTTGACTACCTTTTCTGCGTCTTTTTTGGCTTGTTCTCGCAAGGGTTCAATCGTTTCTTTACGATAGCCGTCAGGTACTCCCTTCGGTCTTCCTGCGTTTTTGCGTGGCTTTGTTGACCACTCCTTTCTTTTCGCTCTTCCCTCCGGTGTTGACATCAGAGTCTTGAAGTAGCTGTCTTTTCTTGCCATGTTTGGGTTTTTCAGGGGTTTGGGTTCTGCCTTTGCCCTCTTCTTTCTTTCCGTCATCTATGTGATCCTCAAGTATTGACTGAACTAACTTCCGCGTGACTCCACTTGAATTGCAGTACAGTTCAGGAGGCAACTCATAGAGCATCTCTTTAAATACATCAATGCGCTGTGAGGGGGACAGAAGTTTACTAGTTGTTACTTCTTGTATTGCTGTCAGGTATGGCACTAAGTCCATTACTTTGGTATTCATCACATAACTCTCCTTATGTGGGTTAAACAGATAGAATCCCTTGACCTGGGGGGAGTCCTTGGGGAGGTTGTTGTTTCTCCTCCTCTTCTCGCTCCTTTGCCGCCATTCCTGCGACTACAATCGCAAGGATTGTTGCCATTGGGTTAGCATGGAAGCTGACAGGGAATGCCTTTTTTTGGGTTTGGAAATACTGCTGTATTAATCTAGAAGTTTCAGGCGCTACTTCTTTCATTAGCTTGGGGTTCGCCAAATACACCCATATTGGGTCTACAGCTACTTCTGCGGCATCGGTGACGTAGCTAAGATGCTTCTTCCCTCTTTGGCTTATGCCGTTTTTATAATTGCTCATCGCAACTCTTTGCTCTGGTGTAAGGACGCTTTTACTCAAGTCATTACCAGTGTTTTTTAATATTTTGGCAAAGAAACTTCTCTGATAAGAAGAAGACCTTACGTAGTCACTTCCCACGGCAGGGTTACCGGCAAAAGATACTAGAAGTTGGTTCTGGATGTAATTAATCTCTTTTAGTATTTCTTTTTGTTGCTCAGTAGCGCCCTTAGATTGAGCATCCTTAATAACATCATTTAAAACATCTCTAAAGCTACCTTCGAGAATAGGTTTTCTGACGTTACTATCTGGGTGTGCAGAAAGTTTCTTCATCCACTGGGGTTTTTTAATAAAACCATAGGCATTACTTGTCCCCTCAATAGTGTGGGAAATTTCATGAGCTAAAAAAATCAACACTTCTAAATCAGTCTGGTTTTTTGTGTTCTTGACCCCAATCAAAGCGCGTTTGCTAACATCATTGGGCTGTGCGTTAAACCCCATAAGACTCTTACCGTTGACACCGTAGTAGCCAACAGATTTTCTGTAGCGGTCAAACGCTGCTTGTGATTTTGAGATTTCTATAGTCAGGTTAAGTGCTTTACCCAATGCAAGAAAATCATCAACATTAGAAATTCCGTTCTCCCACACAGAGCCTTTGTTTCCTATGTCAAAAATTCTGATAATACTTTCGGCAGTAGGAAGCTGCTCTTTTACTTCAGGGGGCGTAGGCTTGGTAATTGGGGGTGGCATTGGAGTCGGTGTTTCAGCTACAGGTGGCTCTGGTTGAGGTTGCGGCTCTGGTTGAGGTTGCGGCTCTGGTTGAACTACAGGTGGCCGTGGCTCTCTAGGTATAGGCTGTCCGTCCACGCCCACTATTGGAGAAGCAGTAGGTGTAGCAGGAGGTGGCGTAGGTGTTTCTCCACCGCCCTTCCTAGCTTGTTGCTGTTGTTGCACAATCTGCCTATAGCCAACAACGTACTTGTTGATCAGGTCTTGTGGAACACCATCCTCTTGCAGTGACTTCTCTATAGCAAACATAGCGTCTATAGGGTTTGTGCCTAAATCTAGAAGCATCTTATTCAGTGCTTTTTCTAGAAGATCACGCTCTGTACTATTAACTGAAGTATCAGACGCTAGGACTTCTTGAAGTTTGTTTACTCTAGCGTTGTTATCTAGTCTGCCACGATCTTTAGGAGTATTAGCCGCGCTACCTACAGCAATAGCTGTGGCTAGACCGCGTGGGTCTTCTATGGGTCTAACTCTGCGCTTGGCTACTTCAGGACTGTTGTTCGCTAGTAAGTTAATGTAGTTCACAGAGAATCCAGATACCTTCTCACCATACTGGATACTTTCGATAAGCGTCTCTAAATCTTTTCTTACTGAAGGATCAAGGTTAGGGTTCTGTAGGGCTTCAGCAACTGTAGCCTCAAGTCCTGCTCTATCCATGCCAGTGAATCTTTGGTAGATATCTTCTGGGCTGTTGTCTACTGGGGGCGCACCCTCGTTATAAAGGAAGAATCTCTTTGCTCTTCTAGCTTGGGTTTCTTCTTCAGATTTTGCTTGGGCTTTTGTATTGGCGGCTTTGGCTTTCGCTAAGTTTTTATCTCTCTCGCCCAAGCCAGACACCGCGCCTAGCCCTTGCTTGGCTTTATTCTGTTTGATGTAACGCTGTACTTTAGAGCGTCTACCTGTGACAGCATCAATTACCCTACCGCCTGCTACGACTCCTACAGCCATAGGTATCGACGCGCCTGCTGTAGAGCCTGCAAGCCCACCAAAGGTAGCTGCTCTTATAGCATTAGTTAAAGCGGCTTGACCGCTGTAGTTGTTACTCTGCGGCAAAGGACTAGCGTTGTCAGTGAACTTAGACAAACCGCCTTTCATGCCTGCATTCCAAACTTTGGTCTGCTCCTGAGATTCTTTTACTGCGTTAATTAGCCTTTTTCCATCGGCAGTACCACCAACCATAGATTTTAGTAGCTCAAAGTCACTATTGCCTAATACAGACTTAGTTTTATTTCTTGCTTGTTGGAGCAGCTTTTTGACTCTTACTCTCTCTGCCTTTTGCTGTGACGTAAGAGACTTGTCGTTTACATTGAGGTAAGAACTCAGGTCACTCTCTAGGTTAGTAATGTCTGCGGATATATTAGCGTGGGCTAAGTCCATCAAGGCTCTGACACCAGTAACTGAAGTTGTGTCTAAATCCTTAAGATTAAACTCTTTGCCGTCAGCATTACCTTCCCTAGCCAAAGCATCAAGGCGTTGTGCAAAAGTAGCCTGCGCTGATCTGTCACTAAGGTTAGCAGGAGTGCCACGGACAAGACTTGCGCCACCTGTTACTGTTTGTACTACGCCTGCATTAGTAGAGCCTAGTGCAAAGGCATCAATTGATCTGTCTTCTACTTCCTTTTGGGTGTACTCGCCACCTCGACTTGCCGCGCCTGCCATAGAGACACCTTCTTGAGCAACTTCTGTTACTCCCTCTACTGCGGTTCTCTGAAGTACCTCTTTAGCGGCATTAGCAAAGCCTTTCTTTTCTAAGGTCTTCGCTATTTCTTTAGGGGTCATCTTCAATAACTTGGATGCAGGGATTACCTTACTTGCACCAAACTTATCTAGGATACCGATTAGGACACCTTGGCCTGTAGCCAGTGCGGCATCGTAGTCGCCTACTTTCTCTTCTTGTTCAAAAGCGGCCTCGCCTGCGCCCATAGTTCCACTAGCTACAACAGTTCCTAGACCTATTACAGCAGCAGCAGGGGCAGATACTGTTGCTACAGCGGCACTAACTAGTCCACCGCCTAAAGCAACACCACCAGACACAGAGTTCTCTGCTGTCTTCTCACCTAACCAACCTACAGCCGCCCCAACACCGTCTTCATTAAAGGTATCTCTAAGAGACTTGTTGTAATCGGGGGTGTATCCACCTTTGGCTATGTCTTTATCTTGTTGTGCTACAACTCCAGTACCGTAGTCTTCGACACCTTGGATACCAGTGGCTCGACCAACGGCTTCTAGTCCTTTACCGCCCATTCTCTGTGCTTGGTCTACAGAATACTCAAAGGCATTGTCGGTTTCTTGGGGCTGTGGCTGTGGAACAGATTGTGCATTGCGATATGCCCTAGCAAGTCTTTTAGCGTCTTCTGTGTTGCCTGCTTCATCTGCGGCACGTAATGCCCTTCCAATGCGCTGTAAATCCTGAGACATATATAGACTCCACTATTTTAGTCATACTTACCAAGTAGATCACTGACATCATCAGAATCTTCCCCAGACTCACCAGAGTACTGACGGCCTGCGTTTTGCTCTTTGTAGGGGGCATAGCCTGTGCGTAGGTTATGTTCTAACATACGTGTAGCCGCCTGATAGTCATTAAGCCATTTGAGCCATACTTCTTCAGAATCAGAGAATTGTGGGATATCGGAACGGAATAGAGCCATCTCTTTGTCAGAAATTGCACCTTTAGTAAACGCTGTGTTAGACAGAGTTTTGTCTACAACCAACTCTTGGAGACGCAGGCGTATAGATGCTTCATCCGTACCCATCATTCCACCGATTTTGTTGGTCAACCAGTTCTTAGACGCACCTACTGCATTGTATTCACTGTTAGACAAGTCACTTAAAAGACCGTCGATTTTACCTGTGAGTTCTTGAGCCGCATAGATATCGGCAGGCGATCCAAAGCGTTCTGCATCTACTTTTGCTTGGGCAGCTTGTTGCTTTCTAAGTTCTTGATCTCTGGCAAGGTCATTCTCGTACTGAAGACGCTCTTGATCACGGTTGTAGTCTTGTATATTACCGTACTCTTGAGCGCCTGCTGACATAGCGGCTAGACCACCTTGTCTTGCGCCTCCTGCAATAGCCCCACCGACACGTATAAGCATTTCATTACGTCTAGCGTCAGCTTCTTTTTTGGCTTTTATCTCTTGGGCTGTAGCTGTATTTGATCGGCTATTATTTGTGGCTGAACCAGTACCGTCATTCTCTGTTATAGATTTGCCAATTTCTTGGAGTATTCCCATACCGCTTTTCTGGGTGACACCCTCGTCATCGATCATATCTCTAGGAAAACTGCCTTGACCCATTGGGTCTTCGTTTTCTGGGATCAGTACTGGGTTTGGTACAACTGGGGACTCTACTGGATTGTTTTTCTGGTACTCTTCGTGGGTCGCACCTTCCATGACAGTGCCATCAGGCATAGTGTGTGTATTAGGCGTTTCGGCAGGAGACTGTGCGGCAACATTAGGTTTACCACCAACACCGCTTGCACCATACATAAACGCAGGCATCTGTCGGCCATCTAATGCGCCTTGTACAGAGTCCATTGCCCCATCCAATACCCCTTCTGGTCGGTTACCTGTTGAACGCAGAGTCCCATCGGGAGCATATCTTTTTGCGTAGTCTTTCTCGTTCATGTAGCCTGACTCACTAAAAGGATTCAGCCTATCTAGCTTTTCTCCATTACGTAGCTCTCTGTTATCAAGTTGAGCCTCTCTACCGTTTAGTTTTGCCTGTTCTGCGTACTGTCCACCAGACAAGTAGCCGTCCTGTGGCCGATACTGGCCTAAAATTCCCATACCACTTTGAGCATTAGCGTTTTGCTGTGCCTGTGCCTGCATAGACTGCTGTGCCATTTGCTGTAACATAGGGTTTTTTAGGTCGCCATTTGCGTTGTAGTTGCTAGGGTCATTAAAAAAATTATTGTTCATCTTGATTATCCCTTTTTACGTAAAAGACGCTGCTATATCCCCACCAATACCTGCACCTTGCATAGCACCGCCAATAAAGCCTGCGCCCTTGTTAGCGGTAACACCTGTAGGGTTTTGCGCTGAGTTATAGATAGCGTTGTTTAAAATGCCGCCTTGGTATTTGATGTTCTGGTTAAGGCCAAAATCTCTTTGATCTTCGTAGCGATTACGCTGATCATTCATATAACCTTGTTCATAATTCATGAAGTTGTTGCCTGCGCCTGTCATAAAGTCACCCATACGACCCATAGCGTCAATACCTTGCCCATAGCCTTGCTGTAGACCTTGGTTAGCAGACATTTGATCTCTAAACTGTTGGTTTTGCTGACCTAGAGATTGATCCATCAGATTTTGCTGTATTCCTGCGGTGACATCTGCCTGTCTGTCATCAAAGCCACGATTAGCGACAGCTTCTGCTACGCCTGCGCGACTAGAGTTCATGTTGCCAGAGCTACTTGCACCTTGGTTTATGCCTGTGAGTGTGTTCTCTTGGAGATTACGCTTGTCATCACGCATAGCGGCATTGACTAATCCGCCACTATTATTGATAGCGTAGTCTTGTGCCTGCTGCATACGATCTGCGCCACCTTGTTGGTAAAGGTCAGCGTAGTTATTGGCAAAACCTTGGCCTTGCTGCATAACATCAAAAGCACCTTGGCCTCCCATAGCGCCCATGCCACCCATGTAGTGGTTTCCTGCGGAGAAGTAAGGATTTTGGCCTGCGTATGTCTGGCCTTGGTATGAACCTTGATCTAGAGAGCTATTTAAAGCACCTTCGGCTCTGTCATAGCTTCTTTCTATGTAAGGCTTGGAAAAGTTGTATCCTTCCATTTGGGCATCCAATTGAGCCTGCTGCGCCTTACGGTCTTTACTTGCTGAATTAGCGCCTAATAAGCCGCCTGCTACTGCACCGATTACTTGTCCCCACATAGGAAACCTCTAAAGTTGTTTAGTTTGATTTTTAAGTTAGCTAGGCTCTGAAGGCCAAGTCACATCTTCGATAGATGTTGTAGAAGAGTTACTGCTAGGTAAGTCACGCAGGGCTGTCCGATAGGTCGCCCATTCTGCTCTCTGGGACTCTGTGAGAGGACTGTCAGCTACTTGAGTCCAATCACAAGATGCCAAAAGATCGTCTCTTACGGCACGTAGAACATCCATTACACTGTCAGTGGCTTGCTCTGGCTCTAGGATACCTTCGACAATAGTTTCACCTACCGCACAGTTGTGTTCTTTGTCACTCTCTAGACAAGTTACATGCCGCAATACAGCGTTCGTACTGGTATTTATGACTGTGTACTGTTTTGTCATTTCTTTAACTCCAAGACACGCATGTAAGCCTCAGTAATTACGGCATTACCTGACGTATTGGAGGACTTACGACCTTTCATTACTAGGGTGTTTACACCTACTTGGGTAGTCGTTTGGAATACTTCAAGACCACCACTGGTGTAGTTCCGCGTATTAACAAGAGAGCCATTTAAATAAAACCACATCTGCAAGTAATTCTTTCCAGAGCCGTCTGCACCTACGTTTGCCAAAATTTCCGCTGTAGCACCCGACCCTGTAAAAGTCAGAGACAAAAGAGTTACTGGGGTAGTACTTGTGACTGTTTCATTGGCGAGTCCTACGATATTGACAGAAGCAACATTGGTGACTGCATTGTCTGCAATTTTACCTGTGGTAATAGAGCCACCGACAATTAAATCCCCTGCAATTGACACTACACCATTGATAACAGAAAACACTTGAGTGCCTTCTTCACCAATAGTGGCAGAAGGGTCGATTATGCGAAAATCGTCAGCTATTATCCTGAACTTGCCTGTACTACCGTCATTGTTCTGCGAAAACCCAGTTATATAACCATTGGCATTCAGAGACACACCATACTTAAGCTGTAATGCAGGGATCGCGGTATCTTGTACTATCGTCCACGCAGTCCCACTCCATCGATAAAGTTTATTACCGTCATCAGTGTCTACCCATAGGTCACCGTCACCTTCAGCGGTTGGCGGTGTAGCTTGGTAAAACGTAGCTACTTTACCGTCTGCTGTGGCTTGCGCTCCTGCTGCTGCGTTTATGGCTATGCCTAAGTCTTGGTCTGTGGCTACTATCCATGTTGACCCATCGTATCTGTAAAGGGTATTGCCATCGTCGGTGTCAAACCACAGATCGCCTACGCTTGCACTGGTCGGGGCGGCTATCTGGTAAAAAGTATCTATCTTTCCGTCTGCTGTGCTTTGCGCTCCTGCCGCTGATGCTAATGCAGCACCAACAGCTACTGCCCTTGCGGAAGCCTCAGTTGCGACTGCCGCAGACACACCATTAACTGTAGCAGTGAGTGTAGTAACACTTGAAGCTACCGCATTCACAGCAGTTGCCCTAGCTGTTTGTTCAGCCACAATGGCCGCTACATTCGTGGCTTGGTTGGTCGTGACTGTAGCAGTAAGATTGGTAACAGTTGAGGCTACAGCACTTACCGCAGTTGCCCTTGCTACTTGTTCAGCCAAAATGGCCGCTACGTTAGTGTTTTGATTGGTCGTGACTGTAGCAGTAAGATTAGTGACAATAACGGCAGCAGCTTGATCTGCCGATACCCTTGCTGTTTCTTCCGCAGTGATAGCCGCTGATGTTGTACTGTCAGTTCCCCCTGCGTCAGCCGAAAGGTTTGTTATAGATTGGGCTAGTGCAGTAGTAGCCGTAGCTCTAGCGGTAGCCTCTGCGGCAATAGATGCTGTCAAAGTATTCTGGTTAGTAGTAATGGTTGCCGCTAAATTTGTACTGACTAAAGCTAAAGCCTCTTCCGCAGTCACCCTAGCTGTTCTCTCCGCAGTTACTTCCGCAGTAGCCGCAGTCGCATTTGTCGAAACTGTGGCAGTAAGTGTAGTCACAGTGGAGGCTACAGCACCTATAGCCGTGGCTCTTGCTGTTTGTTCTGCTACCACTTGTGCAGTAGCCGCAGCAGCGTTTGTCACAACTGTAGCAGTAAGTGTAGTAACATTTGAGGCTACAGCTTCGACAGCAGTTGCCCTAGCTGTTTGTTCTGCCACCACTTGTGCAGTAGCGTTACTGGCATTTGTTGAAACTGTAGCAGTAAGGGTAGTAACACTTGAGGCTACCGCTTCGACAGCAGTTGCCCTAGCAATCTGCTCATTTACAAGGGAAGCCGACTGCGTAGAATCATTAGAAGTCACAGTGGCTTCCAATGTAAGGACACTGGATGCTACAGCAGAAGTAGCCGTTGCAAAAGCCGTCTGGACACTAAGTACAGAAGCTGCCCCTGTACTTTCGTTAGTGGCGACTGTTGCTGTCAACTGGGTTATTAACTGCGCCAAAGCCTCTTCCGCAGTCACTCTAATAATGGCTTGTTGGAGTATGGATGCAGTGGCAGTACTTTCGTTGTTGGACACAGTTCCTGAGAGGTTTATGATGTCTTGGCTAATCTGGATAACATCATCACCAAAGCCAGTAATAGCCTGATGATTGGTCGATAAACTATTTTCTAAGCGTTGAAGTTCATCTGCAACATAGCCAACAAGGGGGTCTTTTTCAGAGCTTGTCGGTAGCGCAAGTGGGGTTTTTACCTTACCTTTGTTTTTGCCGTTATTCTTAAGTGGGGGCATACATGGTAAAGGGTGTCGCTTATATCCTAGTGGAGGTACTTGTGACATTGCCTCTACCTCCTACCAGTTGTCATCATATCCAAATCAAATCCTAAGAAGTCAAAATCTTTAGTGTCAGAAACAGTCATCTTGTAAGACAAGTAACGACCTGAGACTCTTGAGTCAATTTTGTAATCTGTAGAGACATCAAAATCCACACTACCGCTGTAAACGGCTGTATCTCCAAGTAAATCGGCTGCTCCAAACGAAAACTGAAAAACTTTGTCTGTGCTTGTAGTGTCTACCTGTGGCACTATTTTAGAGATGACTTTGTAGCCAGTAAGGGGAGACACCTCGTCAAGGTCTATACCGGATCGCTCTAAGAAAGGGCTTTTGTTTGCTTCCGAATCTAAGGGAAACGATAGGCTACCTGAGTCACTTAAATCTAAGCCGTACAACTTATCTGAAGTAAGGCCATCAGCAGCATTGGACTCACCTACGAATAGACTATGGTTGTCATAGCCTGCTTCTTGGGTGTAGTAGCTACCACCGATAGTGTTGTATACAGCCGTAGTGTTGGCGTAAGTTGTTGTAGAACTAATAGTACCCACCGTCGAACTAGCGACATTAGGGAGGTCTACAAACGACCAAGTTTGGTTTTTATAGTTGTATACAGCCGCACGATTACATCGGTCACCGTGGGTATATTCAGCCATATCGTCACCGGACACATAGCAGAACATGACTTCATCCAAGTCAGCATTATGGTGTACAAAACAGCGGTCAGTTTTGGCTGTGTTCAGGCCACTAAAGATATAGTTTTTAACTCTCTCATCACAGATAGACTGCCTAGTGTGTGAGTCATGCACATATATGTCATCGTGATCAAGTACATAGTGCGTACCCTCAACTTCTGCAACACAGTTCTGGTTAATAACACCACAGTCATTGAAGAGTTTTCTAAAGTTGTGTATGAATGTGCCACCCACAAACTCCATTAGCCACACCTGATCTTTAGCGTAGACTATGAAGTTAGTACCTAAAGTTAGACCATCGACGATACCTGTCTTCATCTGTACTAAATCGTTGAATCCTGCTGACTTAGTAGTGTCAGAGGCATCCCAAGAGTCAGGCACAGAGTTAGCCAAAGTAAGGTTACTGTAGCGTACTCTGGAGGGGTAGTTAGTACCGCTTTCTGTAGTGTTCAGTGCTAAAAGGAAGTCCCCATAAGCCCTTACAGATTCAGCCCTCCAGTTGGAGTCCCAGTTAGGTAAAGCCGCAAAACTAGTACCCCCATTTGCCATATAAACAGGTACTTGGTCACGCCTATTAATGTAAGCTATGTCGGCAAGGCTAGTGCCTGTTATCGAGGTTGCAACCACTGAAGTTGTCGCGATACTGCCTTGAATCGAGGACACAGAGTTACCAGTGTACTGCTTAAGAGCAAAGGTATCTGATACAAGAACAACCGCTGCATAGCTACCGCTAACGTCAGCCGGTATGGCATAAGTAAATCTAGGGTTAAACCCAAGAGAATCTTTGATGGTACGGAATACAGGGGATCGCCCTACACTACCCTCATCAAACCTTACGTTTTTAGCTCTAGTAAAAGCATTGATCGGGAGGGACGCAGGGCGTATATCTGTAACTACGCCTATGCTACCAACATCTCTAACAGGTAGAAGCTGTCCCATAATTTGTTCCTTATAATGTACATTGTTTCTTAAAGTTTACTAATCCTCAGTTCTTGGTACATAGAACTCTACATGCGCTTGGCATGTCGGACAGCTAAAGTTAGACACCATGACGTACTCTTCACAATCTTCACAATCTTGATCGTCACCCCATATAAGCTCTGTCTTACATGTCCAACAGTTCATTAGCCACCACCGCCAATAGCTTGACTATCAGCTACACGCTGCCACATATAGACAACCACATAAGGCTGTAGGTTATTGTGGGCTTGACCACCCCCAGTAGCCACTGTAGTACCAGAGGCGCTTGCAGACAATGCGCCACCACCAGTACGGTTGTTACTACCTGACGTTGTTTGGAAAGCAGTAAATTCGTGTGTATGACTAGGGATTTCATCGGTAGTCAGGGTGTGTGTCTTAGCACCACCAGTGTTTCCTACAGTACTAAAGTCTGTATCCGTTGAATCTACTCCAATCATTACTTTACCTTGACCATAGGGATTCCACTGACCACCAAAGAAGGTCGAGGGATTAGTAGCCACTACAGAGGTATAGATACTGCCTACTGGGTAAACACTGGATAAGGTGGCTGTGGTGGCAGCTTCAGCCGCACCTATTAATGTCCTAACTTCAGCAGCCGTAATGCCACTAGATAGACTAGGGGTAGAGCCGTCAGTAGTAATAGCCGACTCCACAACCCCAATCAATGTCTTTAGTTGAGCAGCCGTAATGCCTGTGGCGAGACTAGGGTCAGTGCCATCTGAGGTTATAGCCGACACTGGTTCAGCAACCTTAGTATTAATAGCTGTATGAGTAGCCTCAATAGCCCCAGTAACACTAGGGAAGGTTGCTTTGAGTGTGGCTTTAATTAGTCTTAGGTGGTCATCAGCTTGCGATAGAGCATCCGTAGCAGCAGGGTTTACTGCTACTAGACTATCGATGTAAGTCCCAGTTTCAAGTGCCATCTTAGGGGGTGTCCTATGTTCTATTAAATGATATCCAAAGTTCGTGGGTCAGGAAGGCTAAACGTAGATGCCGTATCTCACCGTAAGCGCCTACCGACAGCTCAAACTCTGGAAGTAAATGAAAGTAGCCGAATGACTTAAAGTCGTTCTTTAGTGTAAATCTCAAGGGTGGCTCTCCTCTAAAGAAGGTCGAACAATAACAACAACAACAAGGGGTTTAACGCTATTTTTGAAGCCATTAGCCATTTAACCCCACGCCCCATTGGAAAAAACCTAGGGACTCCAGACCGAAACCATTAACTCTATAGTTATCAATGACTTACATCACACAATCATCAATCGGATATCTTATCCGTTGCATTATCGTTGGTTAACATTGGTTAGACTTACGACATTAGAAAAATTTATTGGGATGAGGCTGTATGTGTTCAATACAAATGGGGTCGCCTAAGACCACCAGAGTTCACACAAGATCACCCAAGCAATCCACACAAGATCACCCAAGCAATTACCCAAGTCTACCCAAAGCCTCGCACAAGACAATCTATGGCGTTCTATTGGTCTAGCCACATAAACGTCCGTATCACATCAGCCAAGCAAAGAGGGGAGCAATGGTTAGCTGATGAGACACGAACTGTAATCTTATCCACAGACTTATACCCACCAGGGCAGTGTTGCAGCTTGCATATAGAATCAAGGGTCTAGCCAATGTTGATCACTTATTGATCAAGTGGTTGACGTAGTGAATGCGACGGCATAACCCCCTGTATATATCATATAGGTGGACACAAAACATTATGCTAGTAAATGGCTTATTCTTAGTGGATTATGCTTAATGTTAGTAATTCTACCAGTTTGCTCTCTTATTGTCCGTTTGGGTGTTGCATTACTATTATATAGTCAGTATTGTTACACCTCATTCATATAGTTATATAGGTATTAGGTATGCACAACTTTACTCCCAACGAAAAACTGGCCGCGCTCCACCTTGTCGCTGAATGCCTAGACGGCATGGGTGGTGATCGCCCAATGGATTTAGAAAATGACCCATTCACTTGGTGTCATCCTGAAGTGCTTACATCTATGGGTTGGAGCAAACACGAAGCCGCAGGAACTTATGGTGCTTTAGCTGAGAAAGGAGCTCTTTATATAGAGAAAGATGTCAGTTATCACGATGGAGCTTGGACAGATATCATATCTGACGACCTTTACGAATGGGCAGAAAGCCATTGGGATGAGTTTGTAGCTAACGGCAAGCCTAGAAAATAGTCACACCTGAGCCACTCTTATATAGGGTGGCTTTAGCGTGGCAATTTAGCCTCGAATCAACGTCTTATCTAAGGAGACACACACAATGCTTTTATTTAAACGCGAAGAAATTAAGAACCATGCAATTGATTGGCTTGACGAAACCAAAGCGCAAGCCGCTGATGGTCACACTTACGACTTCACCGAAGTTAATGATGTGCATCACGACATTTTCAACAATGACTATTACATCACTGGTACTCACGAAGCAAAATTTTGGTTGGGTCATATGGCTTTCGATGTAATCAACATCATCAAAGAATACGAGCAAGACAATTTTGGCGAGGTCTACACTGACTTTAGTCAGCCCGAACACGTTGTCAATATGTACGTCTATATAGTTGGCGAGGAGATCATCAGCGAAGCGATGGAAGAGACAGGCGTATTAGATGTGGAGGTGACAGCATGAGGGATATGAGACAGCAACCAATGGCAGAACATGGCGATTTGGTATCGCCTTTTACTAATAGAGTATTAAATCAGGTTGAGGTGGACGCATATAATCGATA